CATCTCTTCTCCTATTCTTAAGAGTATATGATGAGTTTGTTACCTTTACTGGCTCAAATGCTGTGCCATTGTCCCTCTCAAGATAAACAAGTGGTGAGTCATATAATGAGTTAACCAACCATTGCTGAACGTCTTGATTAATCCAGTCCGAATTCAAAACCAATTGCTCTGACTTAGTCTTGGCAAAGTCTATCTTCTGACCAGCATAAAGTGGATATGTGTAACTTGTACCATCCCAGACTCCTGGATCACGTTGATACCCGAATGATTGAACAGTTGCTGATTCAGTTGATACCAATCCAAAAGTGAATGAATCAAAGGAGCCAAGCTTATTCAACCAATGCAATCTGTAAGTATCATATCTCTTGCAATCACTATCAAGATATATCTTAAATGATTCTGTTGCTTGATCAGTCAATTCAACTTGGACAATGTAATAATAGCAGTCATCAAAATCAGCCGCAACTAATGATGTATTATCAATTAATACTTGAGGACCAACATTAATGATATTGAATTCTGTTGATGTTAAAGTTAAGCTTGCATAAGTAGTGTTATTGTTGTTGATATCGAATATGTTAACAATTAATGTAGCAACCTCAAGACCAGTCTGCTCAAAATATCCAAGAAAGAAATTCTCATCCAATCCACACAATGCTCTTTTATTCCTTGGAAAGTAAGTCAGAAACAATGAGGATCCTGTCAGTTGTGGATCATAATCAGAATAATCCCATGAAACAAAATCAGAGTATTCAATTGATCCATTAAATGCCTTAACTGTTGAGCTGGTATCACTGGCTTGAATGCTTGGAGTTGCTCCATACTTCTCATATACAATGATGTAATATTCAACCATAGAATCAGTGGCATCATACTCAATATCAGTTGTGATTCTGATGTTGCTCAATGTACTCTGCACAGCCTCAGATACATCAATGCGACCAAGTGTATTGAATTGTCTGAATACCTCTTGAGTGATTCTCAGTAAGCCATCAATGTAAACCTCAACCACAAAGGAGAAATTAACTTGAGCAGTCTGATTACTGCTAAACGTGAACACCAATGGATTACCAGCTGGTGAAATCAATTGAGGCTCATCATATATTATTACTGCCATTTCTTGTAAAATTTATTTCAAACATTAATCCAGTCAACTCAGCCAAGTCATTACCAATCTTCTCAAGTACCTCATCAGTAACTACATTATCAGTGATCCTCTTTGGTCTCAACCCTCGCTGCTTGATGTTATAACTTACAGCATAAGCATGATCCATATCAAATCCTTTCCACTCACTGATTGCCTTAGCCATATTATGACTGACTCCAGGATATCTGAATGAGAATTGACTGCCATAGTTATTGGTGCCAACAGCGTTGACTCCCTCATCAACAAATGGATAATAATCTTCTGCCTCTAATCTGAATGATAGTGTACCAGTTGGTAGTGGAATAATTGAGGCTGCCAATGCTCCAGTGTTCTGAGCTACCTTCTTTGTGTAATCTCTGAACTCAGTTGCAAGTCTTGTTGATAACTCAGTTATAAATTTATCATAAACACTCTGAGGCTTCTCAGCTTCCTGAGTAGTGATACCAAAGTCCTCAAGAAAATCAAAGTCTGCCATTACTTAATATGCGTTTATGTTCGTTCTCATCCACTATTCTAAAATAGTTCATCCAGAACAATGTTGTCACATAAGGCTGTTGTGTAACCTTTGCCACACTGACTCCCATTTCTTTGGATAATCTATGGATGATAGTGGTCCAATTAAACCACTCTGAATCTTTAAGTCCTGCTCCATCATCATCATTTCCATCCTCTGCCTCGCCATCTGTATCCCTAATATAGCGAGCCTCCGCTTCTCCGATAAGTCTAAAAAAAAACTGAAAAAGTTCAAAAACTCATCCCCTGGAAAGTGTTCTAAAAACTCCTTATATCTATGATCATTAGGATTTAGCACTCTTCCTCTGTCATCTTCCTGACAATACTCCATGCCCTTCTCAACATACATAATTGCCAATGCTTGACATGGATCTTGGCTGATATCTTCAATCAATTTCAAATCAATAATCTGACCAGTTGAGACATGAGCAAAGTTTTTCTCAAGTTGATACATCTTACCATTAACCTCAATCTCTGACTTTGGATCCTGGTATTGATAACTTACCAATAACTGGAGCAGATGATTGGCCGCACCTTGAATGCTTTCAATATCAGCTCGCTTGATCTTGTTAATTGACTCACCACTAAATAAACTCAGCAACTGACATTGGAATATTAACAATTGAGTGATGTCATCTTTCTGCTCCTTCATTGCCTCTGCCATCATTAACCATCTGGTCATCTGTACTGGGGTGCAGTTAGCTAATGTAGTTGGTAATTTTATATCAAGTTGCTTCATACTCTTAACGCCATATATCTGCCTCGGTTAGTGAATTCCTTTCTGCTATGCCAAGCCAATGCTGTTGAGATGACACCATCATCATGTAGGCCTGATGGAGCTGAGTAAGTCACGTTCCTTGTGTTTGGATTGTAAATATAGGAAAAATTATCCAACTCATCTATCAACCATTGATCATTAACAATTGAGATTGATTGCTGCTCAAATGCAACAGCCAAGTCCTCAATTATGATCGGCTTTGTTTTGGAGCTTGTTACAAATGGATGGATTAGATTCTTGCACCTTGACTGGAGCATCTCATAGAACACATCACCTTGATTATTAACTTCCACCAATGTAGTGGCATTGTATTGCTTTATCATCTCAGCGACCTTCTCAATGATCTTGCTCCATTCATCATGCCTCCATCTATGAGCAGCGACCATCTGTCCATCATGGTTGATGATAGTCAGAACAGTGTAGTCATCAGCTCTACCTATGTCAAGACCAGCATACATCTTTGCAGTCTTGGATCCAGTTCCTATGCATTCAGATACGTTCCTGAATATACCACTGGCATTGTCAATGAACTCAGCCAGATACTCTTGCCTAAACACATAATCTGGAAGGGATCGCTTTCTTTCATCCAGCTCCCTTGGATCAATCATGGGATTGTCATAGGATGTGAAATGAAAGTAAGCATATCTCTCATCATAGTTTGGTTGCATGCACAGCTTATGGAAATGATTCTTGCCTTTTGGAGTTGATATAAATATGATCTTCTTTCCTTTGACCAGGACAGTTGCACTCAACACCTCATCCCATAACTCTGGTCTGGTGAATGCCATCTCATCAACAACCATGTAATCAAACGTGTTGCCTCGAATATTATCTGGTCTCTCACCTGAAAAGAACTCAATGGTTGATCCAAAGCCAGTAATCATAAGATCTGATCTATTGAACGTGAACAATCCACTCGCTGTGGTTGCCCTCTCCAGTTCTGAGAATACTTTCTTGCCTTGCTTGTAAACTGGAGTAACCCAAGCAATCTTGCAACCTCTATCATTGATCGCCCACCAAAGCAGTTGATTGATGCCAAGCATTGTCTTGCCGAACTGCCTACCAATATTCAGAGCATAGTATTTCTCATGACCATGGTTAATGGCATCATGAATGCTCCTCTGATTGTCATGTGGTTTATAACCTTTGACTGTACTCATCTGATGCAAAGATAATGAAAAAGCCAGCTAAGTGTGGGCGACCAGTGACTCACTAATCCATTAACCATAGCTGGCCTATTAAAATGATCTGGCAACTGTTCAAATGGTAAGTACCCAGATACCTCATTCAAAGTCAAACTTCTCTACATTCTTGGTCTCGAGTTGCTGGCGATCATGCATGCCAAGTCTGTTCTTAGCGTAGAAGATTCCTTTGCCTTCATTGCCAACAATGTCAATGGCTAAGCCTTTGAATAGGTCATCTATTTTTTTAATAGTGTCGGACTTTAGTTTATTATCAGAATTCAACCAAGCATAATAAGTATCTCTATGAATAGTTTTATCCTTTCTCACAATAGGAATCCAAATTCTAAGGAAATAGTCTATAGTTGGAATATGTCTATCCAATACCATTACAATATCTCCTTTATTAGATATCATTTCTTTTTTGTGGTTAAGACACTCCTCAATATAGATATGAGCAAGTTCCTCCAGATGTATTATAAACTCATCGGAATATGCCATTGTTCTTATTATATATTATTGTTCGATTATTTACAGTACTTAACATAGAAAGTATATGGCACCACTTTTAACTTAGCCAGTATCCAGATGAGATGCTTGTATTTTTTAAAGTCATACTTCTCATATTGATTCCTGTCCCCCATTCTCATGTTGACCATTCTTAAAATACTCTCAGCTCTATCTCCAAACTTAGTGAAATCAAATTCTGATTTATTACTGAAGATCTCTCTTGCCTCTTCTTTTGACAGCTTACCACTTCTGACTTGAGCAGCAAGGTAAACAATACGCTTGTCAATGCCGAACTTCTCTGGCAGAAGGAATGAACCAACAAACTCAGTATAAACATTCTCACAATGCTTACCACCATAATCTTGCCAATTTATTAACCTCTTCATCTCAGCCTCCATTGTATCTCTATCAAATCCATAATGAAATGGCCTCACATTCTTGATTCCAACCGCAGCATAAAAGAGCTGATCCTTAAAAGTGAATAGAGGATAGTTCTGAAGCTTTAATCCAGTGTACTTGTTGTATATTGATTGAATGTATTTTGCATCCATATAAGTCCATCCCTTCGGAGTTGATCCTTCTGTTCTGAAATCATGACCATTGAGGATGTACTTGATACCATATTTGAATGCTGTATCATACATTAGCTTAGTCATTGCAATATCATTTGGAATATCAGCATCAGGAACTCCAGCCACAAGGAAGGCATCGTTAAGTCTATCATATTCAGCCTTGTTGACAGTATATGTGATTGAGTCAACACCAAGCAACTTGACTAACTGGCTCATGTTGTGAATAGCCTCTGGAGCATTCCAATGATTATCAAAATGAATACCAAAGGT